TTTTTCTCAATTTTCCATAATTTTTCTTTATTTCAATAATTGAATTTCCAGTTAATTTTCCAAAATCAAATGTTATTTCTCTACCATCAGAAAGTTTAACTTTTCTAACTAAACCTTTTTCTTTTTTAGGTTCTTCAATATCATCTTTTTTTTCATCAACTGCTGATTCAATTACTCCATTTCTTTTATTTATTTCTGCATTTGCCTCTCTTATTTCTTTATTAAAATCTCCCATTTTTTCCTCCTATTAAGATAAAATACTTCTAACTTTTTCATATAAATCTTTACCATTTACAATAGCTTTTTTGTTATACACATCAATTTCATGTATAACTTTTCCTTGAATTTCTTCTTTATAATAAGTCAATGAAAACTCTAACTCTGTTTCATTTTTTACAGCTTTTCCTATATCTCCACCACTTGTTTTTATTCTTTTTCCTTTAAAAGAATAAATGGCTTCAACTTTATCATTATTATGAGTTTCAGAATCTTCAACTAATATTGCTGCTTTTGCTGTTAAATTAACATTACTCCCATATTCAAATGCTATGTCCTTACATCTATTCATAAATTTTAACTGTAATTTCATAGCATTAAATGCTGTTGGAATAGGTTCATCATGTTCTATTACACCTAGCCCATTTATAGTTTCAGTCTTATGTTCTATATCTGGTAATGTTATAGTTGCTATTCCAACCAACTCATCTGTTCCATTTAATCTTATAATTGCATCTTCAATTATTGTTGACCTTATCATTTAGTCCTCCTATCTTTGAAATAATAATTTTAAATATTTAGAATCATACTCCAATCTAAATTCCAAGCTTTCCCCTGGAATAATTGCTCCTAAATAAATATGCCATTTGAATTTTCCTGCTATCATATCTTGTTCAGAATTTTCTTCAGGTTTAAATTCAACTCTTCCACCAAGTAATTTATTATCATTAGTTAAAGAGTTTAGCCAAACATTAATATTAGTTTCTATGCTTTTAGCTTGTGAAGGTGTCATTCCCTTATCAACTTCAACTGTATTATTTAGCATTATTGTATTTCCAATATACTTGAACATCCTTTTAACAGGTATCCAAATATCTTTTGGATCTGTTTCTCCTCCAGGTTGAAATACAGAGGTTCTATTTCCCCAGAATACAGTTCCATTTGGCTGTCTTATTATTGTAGAAATTCCATTTTCGTTTAATAGATTAGCTTCAGCTTCATCTAAATTAACTTTTTTAAATGTACTTCCTTCATAATATCCAACACCTTGCATTTTAATATTTTTATTTGAAGGACTTTCACAAGGAACTCCATCAAATTGTGCATCTACTGATTGCATATGTAGTGCCATTACTGTTGAGAAGTGAAATACTTCATCTTCAAGATAAGGACAACCCCAAGTGATTGCTTGGTCAGCATCTATATAATTTTTTTCTTTCTTAAATGCTATAACTTCTCCATACTTTGTTGTATTTGGCATTTCAGGGATAGACATAGATGCCCATTTATCATTTATAACAGCTGATTTAGCATCCAATGCTACTCTTATTTTTGCTGTTGCAAAGTCAGGAGCAACCACACAACTAGGTATCATTGAATAATTAGGGAATATTTCCTTTAAACATTCAAGCCCTTTTGCTTCTAATGTTTGTGGGTCTATACTTCCAATTACATCAGTTTCTTTTAATTTAGAAACATCTAAGAAATTATATGAAACATCTATTTTTTTAATTGCTGTTTCTGTTTTTGCTAATGTAACAGTTAATTTTCCTTCATCATCAAATGAACAAGTATATTTTTCTTTTTGAACTATTACTGATGTTTCATTGTTTTTAACAACTAAATTTTCATCATTTATAATTCCAGTTTTTGCAAGAGTTGCTTTAAAATCTTTTACAACAACTCCTTCCTCATTATGAGCAGTTTTATGTTCCTCAGGATTTAAAACATTTATAACAATAATAGGTTTTACATTATATACATTAAAAGCTAGATATAATGCTTCATTGATTGTAAATCCTTTTATGTTATTAGCTCCTCCAAAATAAGTAGCTGCATCTTTTGAGTTTTGAATAAGAATAGGTTTATTAACACAGCTCATATCTCCCATGTTAATAGTACCTGTTCCAACTATTACAGTTGGTGTCTGAGTTTCTGCAAATATTTTTAAGCCTGAAGGCATTTCTTTATAACTTGTACCATGTTGAAACTTTGCCATTTTTCCTCCTATCTATTTTCACTATATTCATCTAAATCTATGAAATATTCCTTGATTTCATCATAATCTGATATTCCAGTTTCTATTCTGCTTAACTGTTCTGAAGTGTAGAAACCTTTATGTTTTAAAATAAAACCATCTTTTGTAAGTTCTTCACCAATGTAGATATAAGTTTTATCTTCTTTTTTTGTTTCATTTTTTTCTGTTTTTACTTCAGTAGTTACTTGAGTTACTTGATTTTGAGTAACTACTTCTGTGTTATCTGTTTCACTTTTCACACTTGTTTCTATATTATTTGTTGTTTCAGTTGCTACTGGTTTATCTTTCTCTTTATCAGTTTTTAATGCTGCCATTTTTCCTCCTTTTTATTTGAAACTTCTCTTTTAGTTTCTTCTATATATTCTGTATGTGGAACACTTGGAATGTTTAACTGTAGAAGAATATCATAGACCCAATAATCTCCACCAGTCATTTCTTCATTTAAGTAAGATTCGATAGTTTCTAAATCTATTGAATAACTAAAGCCATCTTTTCTTTCAATAGCTGATGAATGCTTTGTGAAATATGCTACTAAATATTCAGCTATTCCAGCTATTTCATAAAATCCCTCTTCATAGTCCTTATTTTCTGTTCCTAATCTAATTAAAAATGTAGCAATTTTAGAAGTAACTCCACTTTTTGATTTTTGTACAGATTTTAATGGTCTTATAATAACAAAAGGGAACTTATTTTCTTTATTACTTCCAGCATTATTTATTCTATTTTCAAGATTATCAGGCTGAATATAACTTCTAAAAAATTTAAAATTTTCTATTTTAGCTTCTACAAATGCTTTTTTTATAGCACTTTCTAATGCTAAACTTTTCTTTTTTAATGGATTTATTCCCTCCATAATTCATCTATCCTTTCTTCTAAAACTTTTGAAAATATTTTTTGAATTTCTTCATATATTTTTTTATTATCAATTTGTAATCCCATATTTCTTACAGATAACGATGTTGCTAGTGTTATCTTATGCCTTTCTTTTCCCACTCTAAACATAAGTTTAGAATTACCATTTTTCCAAAAAGCCCAAAATAATGTTTTCCAAGTCATTTCTGGTCTTGGTTTTACTATTTTAGTTTTTATATATTGTTTACTCTTTCCAGGATTTGGTTTAGATATTGCAAATTCAGAAACTTTATTTCTTTTAGTACTTCCTAAAAGAACACCATCAGTTGATGTTATTTTTGATTTTAAAGAATTAGCATCAACTTTTTGTTGTAAAGAATACCTGGATTTTATAAACTTTTTTTCTTCTTTTTTTGCATAATTAAGAGCTTTTCTTAGTGCTTCTTTTACAATTTTGTTATCCATTCCTGAAAATTCTTTACCAATTTTTTCAAGTTTTTTTAAACTTTCATCTGATATTTCAAGAGTATACATATCTATCCCTCATATTTTTGTGCATATATATGTGTCATTCCATGTCTTTTTTCAACATCAAAAACATAGTAAGAAATTTTATTAATTTTTATTTCTTCTCCTACTTCAACAGAAATAGAAGGTGGTAAGTCTCTAGTTTTAATAGAGACTTTTAAACCATTTCTTATTAATGTAGTAGAGTCAAGATTTTCTTTAAATTTTCCTGTCAATTTTGGATTACTTTGTACTTTTGTTATTACCGCCTTAAGTTTTATCCCTGAGAGGTCAATTTTTTCAGCAAAATCTGTAAAAAAGGTCTTATCAATATCATCTTTAAAAGTGTTATTCATTTTTTGTACCTTTTTTAGATGTCTTTGCCTCTTTTAATCCACCAACATTAGTTTCTTCTTCTGAGTTAGTTCCCTCATTATCAGCTGTTTCTATTTCGCTACTAACGAACTCAGCAGCTCCTAAATTAATTAATCTTTGAGTTTCTTCCTCAGCAATTTCAAATTCTTCTCCTGGTTTATATAATGTTTCTTCAACTTTTATATTTTCAATAGCTCTCATTTTTTTCATATCTAATCACTCCCTTAAATTACTGTTGCAATGAACCAAGATTTAACATCTTTATTAGGTATACATAATGGTCTTGAGAAGTATTGTAATTCCTCATCTTCACTAGTATCTGGATACCATTTTCTAACAACTTCTTTTTTTACAAGAAGTTGAGCGGGTTTTCCTTGTTCAGGTCTTAAAGGCATTGCAGCATATTTAAAAGAAAAACTTTTTGCTTTCATACCTATACAAGTTTTTTCAGGGATAACTTGATGTGTATCTCCAGTTTCCATATCATCATACCAATCAACAAAAGAATAAACTGTTATTCCAAGTGTAGGAATCCAAGCTATTTCCTTTTTACCATCTTCATTTTCTGGATTAGAATCATTTACACGAACATAATTTGCATGTCTAGTATTTAAATAATCTTTTACTTTTTGATTTTCTAAAAATGCATCAGCTGCATCAGGTGACATTACAACTGTATCTATTACTATTCCAGTTTGTTTTTGAATTTCAGTTTGTTTGTTTTTAAGATATTTTATAGGATCACAATTAGGGCTAGTAAAAAGGTCATTTCCAGTTAAAACTTCCTTATTTACATCTCCATATTTAACTCCTTGAGTTCCTTCTTCCATAGGACAAGTTCCTGTCATTAAAGTTTCTATTAACATCCATTGTCTTGTTCTAAAACCTATTTCTTTAAATTTTTTCATAGCATCTGCTAATGTTTTCTTTCCAACATCTTGTGGTTCTGCATACTTAACTTGTCCAAATTGTTGTTCTAGTAAAGCTTCAGCTTCATTAACTGTTTGTAATTTTATATATGCTGGTTCAACTATTTGTGCTTGCCATGCAGTTTTATCTATAAAAATTCCTTTTTCTCTTTTTCCAACAAGTGGAGCTTTTTCTCTTCCAGCTTCTTTAGTATGTATTTCTAATTGCTCAACTTTTTCAGCCTTTTCTTCTCCTATTAATAAGTTATATAGAAAATTTTTAGGTGCCTTTGTTTGTGTTATTATTGTTGTTAATGCTATTAATCCAAATATTTTTGATGACATATTTCCTCCCATTTATCTAATCATTATTAAAAGTTTTCTTGCTGCTCTTTTTACTTCAGCTTTATCTTTACCATTAAAATCTACATACTTTTCATTAAAAGAACCTGTTAAATATACAGTGCTTTTCTTATTATTACTATCAGCAGTAAAATCATCTGTTACTACACCATATATTTCAGCAGCAGTAGCCAGTTTTTTAACTTTTCCAGCTGTTGTTAGTTCCACCAAATCTCCCATTTTATATTCTCCAGCTTCAAATTCCACTTTTTCTGTGTAAAATGGAAACTGTAAATCTCTTTTTAAATTACTTGTTTCATGTATCTCTTTTTTACTTTTCATATTTCCTCCTCTAATCTTCATTTGCCATATTTACAATATCAGCTATTAAATTTTTTGTATCATCAGTTTGTCCAAGTGTTCTATTGTCTATTTCTATTTGTTTACTTTCTTCTCTTCTGGTATTTAAAATATCAGCAGGACTTTTATTTTCAGGAACTTCAGTTTTTTCTTCTGTTCCTTTGTTTTCAATAAATTTTGCTAATACATCTTCAACAATATCAGCTTTTGATTTACCAGATTCCTTAGCTGCATCTATAATTTCTTTACATTTGCCTTGTGTTTGTTCATTAAGTACATCTAAGTCATTTATTCTTTTTCTTTCCTGTGCTATAGCCTCCTTTCTTATATCTTCTACTAATTCTTTATTTTGAGCTTCTAGCTCCTGCATGTTTTTTGCTCCCATGCTCTCTCCTCCTTTTTTTTCAGTGTTTCCACTGTTAATAATTTGTTTATCTCTTATTTTAAAGTTTTCCAAGTTTGAAAATTCAGAATTTTTAATATCAAATACAATTTTTTCTGTTGCAAATCCTTTTTCAATAGCTTGATCAGCTGTAAAATAAGTTTCTGTATCCATTAATGCAGATATTTCTTCTCTGCTTAAATGAGATTTTGTAACATAAGCATTAATAATTGTGTCTTTCATAATATCTAAAATAGCTGCTGTTTTTCTTAATTCTATTGCATCACCAGCTAATGCAGTAATTGGGTTGTGTATCATCATAGTTGCAACTGGACTCATTGCTATCTTATCTCCTGCCATTGCAATAACAGATGCTATTGATGAACATTGTCCATCTATATAAACATTTTTTACTGCTTTATGTCTTTTCAAAGCACTATAAATTGCACACCCTTCTGTTACAGACCCTCCTGGGCTATTGATATAAAGATTTATAGTATCTATATCATTTCCAAAATTTTCAAGTTCTTTATATACCTGATCTGCATTTACAGGCTCATCAAACCAAGAAAAGCCTCCAATTTGACCATATATTTGAATATTTAATTCATTTTTATTCTTTCTTGCTTGGTTTAATATTTCCATCTAAGCCAACCTCCTTTTTCTTTTTATTTTCTATTGCTAATTGATCTAAATTTTCATTCCAATCACTACCATTTAATTCAGTAGCTTCTCTTTCTCTTGTTGATAATCCATTATTTATTTTTACTACTGATGCTGTAACTTCTTTTACAGGGTCTATTTGTCCAGGTGAATTTCCATACCAAACAGCTCCTAAATATGCTTTTTTGGCTATTGGATTTTCTAAAAAACCTGGTAAATCTATATAACCTTTTAGGACTGCCTCTTCTATCACTTGCTCAAATATAGGTTGACAAAACTTTTTTGCTAACCATTTTCTCCTTCTACGATACATTTTC